TTGAACTCTCCCCCGCCGCCAGGGCGGTGCTGGATGCGGCAGACGCCGTACTAGAACAAGCGGGCGCCCCAACATGGCTAGTTGCACGGGGCATGGCCGCCGCTCTTCGCGCTGCTGCTGATCAGGTGGTGCCGGAGCCTAGTGACATCGACAAAGGATCCTTTTCACTTGCCGCCATTCGCAATCGTTGCAAAGTGCGCGATCAGCTTCTCGCCATCGCCGCCGAGCTGGAGGGTGGCAATGACTGACCGCGATGACATGCTCACAGCGATTGCCGCAGTAGCAATCCTTCTAATTATGTTTGCGGTTACTTGGTGGTGGTTGCCGCAAAAGTGGCAAGCCTGCCAAAAGTTGTATGACAACCGTCCAGCCCAGATATTCTGCCTTGGAGCTAAATGACTGACTTCCGTGCGCTGTGCGCCCGCATGGCTGACGAGCTGGATCACTACCGACAACTTCTGATGGATGATCGCCGCGCAACTCATGCGTTGGCGGCTGAAGCCCGCGCCGCCCTGGCCCAGCCCGAGCCGCAGGGGCCGACGGATGAGGAGATCGCAGAGTGCCTGATTGACGCCGGAGTTGACACCATGGAAGGCGAATCAGACGGCACTGGCCGCACTTATTGGGAAGGGTGGCACGATCAGGTCATGGCCGGAGTTCGCGCCGTCCTCGCCCGATGGGGCCGCCCCGCCATCGGGCCGGTGCCGCAGCTGGAGGGCGTTCACTACGCCTGGGAACTGCATGATGCCGAGGGTGAGTGGCAGGCCGGTGGATCTGCCAACAGCTTGAAGGATGTTCAACGAGAAGGCAATCGCTACCTGCAGACCTACTCGCAAGATGGCCCCCACAAGTTGATCATTGAGCGGCACTGCGTAACAACTATCGAGCCGGTGCCTAAGCGGGAGGCTGAGCAGTGAAGCGCGACGCCTTGCGGCTCAGTCAGCACCAGTTCGTCGAGACCAGCAAAGACTTCAACGGCCGCTACTGGATTGCCTATTCCAGCGGTGCCAGCATATTTGTGCGCGACATTGCTGACCTTCGTCGATTCCTCAAGCTGCCGAAAGGCTTGCCCATGAGAGAATCACTTGAATCATGGCTCGCCAGCTTGGGCGATCAAGATGCCTCTAAACAACCTGAACCATGAGCACTGACAGCATTAAGGATTACCTGACCGAGATCGGCAGGTTTCCGCTGCTGACTGGTGAGCAGGAGATCCAGCTATCCCGCCAGGTGCGACGGATGATCGAACTGCAAGCCATGGAAGGCGAACGCACTAAAGAAGAGCTGCGCGCGATCAAGCGCGGCCAGCGTGCGCGTGAAACCATGATGAACTGCAACCTGCGGCTGGTAGTTCACATCGCCAAGAACTACGTGACCAGGCTGAAGTCCAATGGTCTTGAACTGATGGACCTGATCCAGGAAGGCGCCATCGGTTTGAATCGCGCTGTTGAGTTATTTGATGGCACCAAGGGCTACAAGTTCTCCACCTACGGCTACTGGTGGATCCGTCAGTCGATTACACGCGCGATTGATACCAAGGAGCGCCTGATCCGCGTGCCGCAGCATGTACTAGATGCCACGTACAAGATTGCCAAGATGCAACGTGAGCATCTGCAGCAACATGGCAGGCCGATGTCAACAGCAGAATGCGCTGAGCAGATGAACATGAGTCAGCATGAGCTGCAATCGCACATCATGCGAAATGTACCGCACAGCAGCCTAGATCAACTGGTCAGGGATGATGGCTCGCCATTGGTTGACATGATCGTTGACGAGCATCAGCCTTACGACGATTCGCTGTCCGTGGAATATGCCGAGCAACTAGAGCTGGCGCTATCATTCCTTGCTGACCGGGATCGCGATATTGTCGCCAGCTACCACGGATTAGGAGCGCCGAAAAAGACGCAAGGCAAGATTGCTGAAGAGCTTGGCATAACGCGCAGCGCGGTTGGCCAGATCCATGATCGGTCGATGCGGCGGCTTCGTTTGATGCTCACCGAGAAACGCTGATGTCTCAAGATGCGCGATGTGACCAGTTGCTTGCTGAATGAGTCGCGTGTAGTAGGCATTTTGCTTGATCAGCGAAGCACACAATGATCGCACATCCCTATCGTCTGGATGAATCAATGCGCTGCGTGATTGCGCTTCGATGCGCAGTTCTTCTTCAATGGTCCATTTGACCATCATCCAATCACCCCATGTCATGGTGTCATATCTTCAGTCCATGCTTCAATCTTAGATTGCCGCTCATCAGTCCATGATGACTGCAGCTTGAACCATTGCCGCCAGTGTTCACTACCTTTGCTGCGGTTGCATTCGCGGCAGGCTGGTACAAGGTTATTTACGACGGTGTTGCCGCCCTTGTGTCTGGGCTTAACGTGATCCAAGGTGTCGGCCGCAGCATCGCAGTAGGCGCAGCAGTGCTGCCATGCCTCAAAGATTTGCTGCCTGAATCGTTGCTTTGCGGAGCGTTTAGGGACGAGAGATGTGCCATCAATCTGATGATCCACGCAACTCAGGGATTGGTAGGACGTTGACCGAAAGACCCAAGATGTGATCGTTGGATGGTGCCAACTCTGTCAGTCGAGACACGAAGTCGTCACTTACGGTTTCAGGATCGTCGTCTTCGCTTTCGACGACGATGGTGTATTCAATCTCTAGGACGTATTGCCTCATGTCGTCGGAGTGCAAGTGATCTCAACACCTCCGCGTCTGCGTGGTCGTAGCGTAAGCCAGATTCCGCCGAGTGACTTGGGCATCACAATACGCTCCACCGCCCAGCCGCCGGTTCCTCCAAACTCTTCCTTGTAGGTGCCGCACTGAACGTGCCAGCGCTGCTCCACCCAGGCGCGGCCGTTTTGATCGACGCGATAACAGGAGTGTGCGACAACACTGCGCTCATGGTTGTGGCCATTGACCAAGACATCAGCGTCTGGAGCGATTGACGCATAGCGTCCACCGCCCATGGTGCCTTTGGTGATGATGCCGCCCCAGGCGCCGTGATGGAAGAACAACATGCATCGCCTGGTCTTGCTGTTGTTGTCCTGCGTAAAGCTGAACCTGATCCAGCCTTGATAACCCATGTGCTCGATGTTGCTGCCATTGTTGCGCATCAGCCGCACAACATTCTCCAGTGGGTCAATCTCCTGGTTATTGCTTACGGCTGTTTCATGGTTGCCATCACCTGCCATGAGGATGATGTCTTGCCATGGCTTGAAAAACTCGGCCGCCTCACTGAATACAAGGTCAAAGTAATTACCGCCTAGGTGTTCTGGACGGATGTCACCTTTGCTTGCTCGGCGGTCTTTCTTGCCTTGCATCAGGCAAAGCACATCTCCGAACATAAGGATGTGGCCATTCTGCGCGCGGCACTCGTCGAGGTGCTTGATCAGCAGCTTACGGTCACACTTTGGGTTGTCTAAGTGGATGTCACTCAGCAACAAGAATGTTGCTGTTTCACTGAACGCTGTGTAGGGGATGCGCAGCTCTAGAAGCTCTGGCGTCTTGCGAATGGATGTGATAGTCACAAGACGAGGCTCCATGTGTACTTATCCTAAGGGGCGTGGCTTACAAGCATTGCCCAGCCGGTGCCGGGACCATCTACCTCCCAGCGGCGCAGCCAATTCTTGCGGCTGTAGGCAATGCCTGCACCTTTGGTGTGGTTGACATAGCCGCCATTTACCATGTCCGCCTCGCCGTTGGGGTCGTTGTGGATGTAGGCATCACTGGTAGCGCCAATGATTACGGACCAATGGCCGCCGCCAGTAGGTGCGCCGACAGGTCCCTTATGCAACCAGCCGACCATCACGGGGCGACCAGCCTGCAGTTCGGTGTCGATCACGGCAGGGCCGCAGTTGGTGCGCAGCCGCGCTGTAAGTCCTAAGGATTGCAGCGCCTTGATCTGCGCTTGCGCGTCGGTGGTGTCGCCGTACTTGGCGCGGATCTTGTTGTAGGCATCGTCGCCGCTCACCTTGCCGTAGAACTTGGCCACCATGGCAGCGCTGCTGCTGAAGCATTCGCGGTAGCCGGTGCCGCTGGCGTTGTCGTTCTGCGCCTCATACGGCACACGCAGCAGGATGCCCTGCTGTTGCAGTTGCGGGATACCCTTCTGCCAGAGTGCGCCCTCAGCCTTACGTCGGCGCAGCAGGCCAGCCTCAACGGCACTGCCAGGGTTGCGGTAGAGCAGCATGGCTGCTGGCACGGCAGCCCAATCCTTATCGCGCAATGCTGCGCTGATGGTGTCAAACCCAGTGCTGCCGTAGAACCCAGCGCCGAGGTTGTAGGCAAAGCTGATCAACGCGCAGCGCTGCGGATCAGCCATGCTTGCCCAGTGCGGGATTGCACGCAGGCGGTCTGCGATGCGGTCCACCTCTAAGCGGAGCAGCATGTCAGCCTCGATGACGTTGATCTTGTCGCCGCGCCGCACAACGCTGCCATCCGGGAATCGAGTGGTGCCGTAACCGATCGTCCACGGATCACCGCCGCTGAGCGGATCGGGATAGGCGCTCAGGTGACAGCCTTCAAACTCCTTAATGATCTGAATCGCATCGGCCAGATCGGTTTGCACACCGGCCGTGCTCCATGTCTTGAACCATGGCTGATCGCGGCTCAGAAGGCGCGGACCGATTGCAGCTTCTAGCTCACTGATCGCCGCCAGCTGATGCGGCAGCCCCTTGAAGTACCGAAACAGGTCAACCAGCCTGAGCTGCGTCATGGTCTTTGCAGGTGCTGCGGTACTGGCTGCCGGTAGCTGAATGCGCTTTTGATCTCAGACCAGATGACAGGACTGAGCATGGCGGCAACAACGGCGAGGATCACCACCTGCGCCATGCGCGTCTCCAGTCGGCCAACGCGGACGCCTAATCCGCTCCGCTCGGTCTTGTCGGAGATGGCGGCATCCAGCAGCTGCTTGAGCTGGCCTTCCAGCACGCCGATAGCGCGAAGGATCTCGCCGTGCGTTGGCTCAGTCACCGCTTGCGGGATGCAATGCCACGCAATGCGCCGAGGATCAGCTGAGTCCAGCTGTTAGCGCGAACGCCAGGCACGATTGCCAGCAGTTCAGAGCCCGCCAGCAGCGCTACGGCAATGCTGGTGATGTCCTCGGGAGTAGGTGTCATAGCTGGCGTAAATCGCTATCTCAGGTTAGCTACCCGATGCAGCACCACCAGCCAGGGTGGCTGTGACTGTGGAGACCAGGCCGGAAGATGCTGCAGCAACCACAGCTGGCACGCTGATCAGGCTGATCGAGACGTTCACGTAGCCGGCGGATAGGTGGTCTTCCTGCGGCTGCGCGGCGTAGCGCCAGTGCGTGGAAGTTGGCACCAGGTCGGTGAAGCTGGTGTGGCCAGCCCACGCTTCAGTGCTGAGCGGAAATGCGATGTAGCCGCCCTGCTGTTCGCGGTAGTGATCGCGCAGCAGTTTGGCCTGAGCCTGCGTCAGTGCAGCGAAGCTCAGTTCAAGGATGTGGCTGTAGGCGGTGGTGCCATGCCGGAAGCGGATGCTGCCACCACCGAAGCCCTTCTCCTCGGTGACGGGGAAGGTGCCCATGCTGTAGCGGCGTGTGGCCGGCTCCAGCGCCGGGAAGGTGGCCATCAGTTCTGCAGCGTGATGGTGCTGCTGCCCAGGCTGAAGGTTGCAGAGCTGCTGCTGACATCACCGCCGAAATCGACGTAGCAGACCAGCTCATCGCTAGATGCCGCACCACCGCGTGACTTGTAGATCACCGCAGCCCTGGCGGTGATGGTGCTGGTGGCCCAGTTCACAGCGGCAAAGCTGAGCGTGACGCGATCGTTGGCGGTGTCCTTGGTGACGGTGCAGGCGCTGGTGACGCCGCCAGCGGTGTAGCCGGTGCCACTCACTTCATTCGTGACATCATCACGCTTGTCGTGCGTGTCCTTGTTTGGCGTATAGCTGCTGGTGACCAGCATCACCTTGAAGGTGTCGGTGTCGAAGTCGATGGCACCACGGGCCATGTCATCAACGGCTGAGTTGTAGATCAGGGAAGCCATGATGTACCTGCGTTGAGATCAGTCTAGGCGGGTGGTGATGGCCAGGTGATGTCAAACGGGTTGGCAGCATCGGCCAGGTCGCGCAGGGCCTGTCGGTAGGTGGCCCATGCGTCACGATCGGCACCAAGGTCGTAGTCAGCAATCTGCGTCCAGTCGCAGGACTGCAGCAGCTGGATGCGCTGATCGCGGACCTTGGCGTGCTGCATTTGCAGCTCGTTGAAGCTGTAGGGACGCACGACGTACTCAAGCGACTCGCCGTCCCAGTCGATCGTCTCCAGCCTCGAATTGCACTCGGGGCGCTCGTAAGGGCCGCTGTAGCCGGCACGCTCCAGCTCGTCAGGCGTGAAGGTGGTGCTGTCGGTGCGGGTGCTGCCGTCCGCAAAGCGGATGCGGTGCGGCAGGAGCGCGGGAGTGGCTTGGCGGTGGGAGTAGAGCATCAGTAGTTCGGGAAAGGACCACTCGGAAGTACATCTGGGCGGGCAACGCCTTTGGTTATGCGGAGGTCGTCGATGTAGCCCGGCATGTAGTTAGTTCCACCGCCACTGATCCATCTGCCGATGTGCAGGTTGTCGCTGTTGATCTTATTGTAGCTTTGCGAAGTGGTAATTGTTGATCCGATTTGCACGTTGTCGATCAATGCGCGAAGACTTGTGCCGCTTCTGGTGACCCTGACGTGATACCACGTGTTAATTGACGGGGACCACGCAAAGGTGTGAGACACCTCAGTTGGATGGTCGTAGCGATACCAGTAAAGGTTTCCACCAGTCCAGAACAACGACCAGCCGCATGTAACAGGACCGGCGCCATTAGCACCATCGCCAAGCGAAAGCAACACGAGTGTGGAGCTTACAGAATCAAACCGAGCCCATAGTTCTACATCAAAATCACCTGTGCCAAGCTCAAA